CACCGCAACTTCTCTCCCCGAGGTGAAAAACCCGATTTGTCCGGGTCCCCGGACGTGGTAGACTACCCTCCGTGACCAAAAAACGCTGTCTGAGCTGCGGCCGATCACGCCCAGTGAACTCCATTACGCCGCAGACGCCAAAATGCCAAAGATGTCGCCGACTGACGCGAGTTTACGGTGTTAATGCCGAGGACTTGATGCCCCTCCTGGGGCGCCTGATCGAGCAAATCGACGTAAAAGCACTGGGCTTGAAGGGCGCGGTCAACCCCGTCACCCTGACTTATGTCCTGCACAATAGGGCGCGGGGTCTCTGCCATTTCTGCAAGGAATTCACCGAGCTGGACAACGCCGTCCCGTGCCCGCTGCCCGGCAAGCGCCCGGTGCTCACTCATCGCATTTGCGCCATTCTAAGATTGAAGAGCTCTGGCGATCTCTGAGCAGGAACGGGCAAGAACCGGCAGGATTCCTGAAGATCTGGGAAGTTCTGCCGGGTGCTCTTTCGTCGCGTGGACCGATGCCCTCGTGCTAGCCTGAAGGCATCCCGGCGGCGACCGGCGCAGTGAGGCGGACCTTCCACTGAGACCGAGAGGTTCAGACCAACAGCGTCGGCGCCGACCGGAGCACCCAGGGCCTGGAAGGTTTCGACGGTGGGTTAAATCCGCACGCGGCAGCTCCCGGAACGGGCTTCGATGCCCGCAGGTCCACCTTTTTGTAACATTTCGGTAACGCGGAATAAATCCAGGGCCTTTACGCGCTGGGCACGGACATGAGCGAAAACGTGGAGCACCCCGCGCACTACGGGGGCGAAGACAACGACTACGAGGTCATCAAGGTGCTGGAAGCCTGGGACCTGGACCTGGCCAAGGGCTTCTGCTGGGGATCGCTGCTGAAGTACACCGCGCGAGCGGGCAAGAAGGGCAGCGAAGTCGAGGACCGGCGCAAGGCCGAGTGGTACGCGAACCGGCTGGTAACGATCACCGCGACACTGGCCGAGCGCTGGCACAACCGGCCGCCAACCGAGTCCGAGAAGACGCTCCTGAAGGAGCGGGCCAAGGAACAGGTCGACGCCATCCCGCTGCCCGTGCTGTCCGAGCTCCTCAAGAACCAGGCCGATCCGGCGCACTGGCAGGCACCGCTCCCCGATTCGTACTGGCAGTGGTCCCTGATGGACGAGTACCCGGCTCAGTACGTCGTCCAGGTCGTCACCCCCTGCACCAAGTCCGGCGACGTCGAGATCATGGTTGTCGAGGGACCGCCGATCGGGGCTGGTGGCGTCGCGCTAGGCACCAAGCTCACCGTGGGGAAGACGTTCTTTGACGCCCACGCCAAGTACCTGCAGCGTTACACGCCGCCCCCCGCGGTACCGGCTACCGGTGGCCACCCAGGGGTAGGATCGCGCTGGAAGGTAGGCGGCTTCTCGGTCTTTGCCGGGCCGATCCTCGACAGCGGGGCGGTCAGGCTGTTCGAGAACACGGCTCCCCATCCATCTACCTGGACCTATAGCCAGGACCAGTTCTGGAAGTGCGTCGAGAAGGGAACGATCATCCGTGAAGGCTGACGAGGACGGGAACCCCGATTTCGCTAACCCGGAGGACAGCGGGCACGACTGGAAGGCCGAAGGGTACGTCACCAAGGTCACCGGTGAGCCGACCGTGTACGCCGACGGGATGCGCCGGGACGCCACCGCAGGCAAGCCGAAGTTCCGGCTGATGTGGCCGAAGGGCGTCCCGTACACGCAGCAGCTGATGTACCGGGTCGCGATGAAGTACACGCAGGGCGGCGAGAAGTACGGCGACCGGAACTGGGAGCGCTCGTCAACGGAGGAATCCCTAGCCCACCACGAGGACTCCCTGGAGCGCCACCTGCACCAGTTCCTTCAGGGCGTCGAGGACGGCGAGGACCACGCAGCGGCCGTGGTGTGGGGAGTCAACGCGGTCCTGGTCACCCGGCGGAACATCGCGGCCAGGGAACTTGAAGAGGCGGGATCGGCCAATGCGGAGCGCGTCGCCGGGGAGATCGAGAAGGCCAAGGCCGAGCGACTCCTCGCCAAGCGCCGCCAGTTCGACAAGATCTACGGCCGGGAGACCGCGGAGCACTCGGCGCAGCTGGACCTTGAGCAGGAGATTAAGAGCCAGAGTGCCGCGGAGTTCGACCGGGTTACCGCCTGGGAAGCGCAGGCACTGGTCACCGACGGTAAGGCTTCTTCCGCGCGACAGAACGAGGACGGCACGTACCAAGTCACCCTGGCCGGTGAGTCCGTAGAGCCGGGATCGCCGATAGATAACCGGGTTCGGCACGTGATGGACGCCCCTAAGGCGATCTCACAGTACGCCCTGGCCGACCAGATCAAGCGGTGGAACCGGGAGGAGTGGTCCGGTAACCGCCGGGGGACCATGGGGGAGTACTCCGAGTACCTGGCCGGGAAGCTGGCAGAGAGGTTCAAGCTCAGTGAGCGGTAAGGACGCGAACGAGAAGCTGGCGTACGCCGCGGAGCTGGTGGCCACCGGCACGTACCACGAGGTTGCGGCCGGCTGGGACCACATCAAGCACATACTCACCTCGACGAAAGATCCCGTACTCCGCGGCAAGGCGCAGGCCATCGCGGACAACATACTGAGGACTAGACTGTGAACATCTACCTAGGCAACAAGATGTCGGGAGTTCCGTACTTCAACGCGCCGTGGTTCGACCGGATCGCCGCGGAGCTACTGGAGATGCCGCGCGTTACCCACGTCTTCAACCCGGCGCAGCACGACCGCGACCAGGGTTTCGACCCGATGAGCTGCCCGAGCGGTTCCCTGAACGAGGCCCGCGCCGCAGGGTTCAACCCTCGTGCCGCCCTAGGCGCCGACTGGGCGTGGATCGCGGAGCACAGCAACGGGATGGTGGTCGGCCCCGACTGGCGGGACTCTCCCGGCACCCTCAGCGAGATCGCGTGCCACCAGGCGCTCCGGCTTCCCGTCTGGCAGTGGCAGCACTTCTCGGATTCCCGGCTGGGTGACGCCATGATCGGCGGCCAGAACGCGTGGACCATCCCGTCGCTGCTGGACCGCTTCAGGCCCAGTACGCTTGTTACGTGACCACACCCCAGCAGGACTCCGAGCGGTATGACGTCGAGCACAAGAACGGCAAGGTCGTCATCCGCGAGCGCGGCAAGTACGGCCGCTATTTCCACCTCGACGAGGACGCGGCCATTGAGGTGACCGAGAAGCTGATGCTCCTGCTGGGCTACAGGGACGGCGAGTGAGGTAACGGCGTGGGGAAGTGGCTAGCGGCCAAGAAAGACGGCCGGTGCAGGCAGTGCAAGCAGGACGTCATCCGCATTGGCATGGAGATCTTCGCCAAGTCCGCGGGCGTCTACATGTGCGAGAGCTGCGGTCACGACTACGAGGACAACCCCCCGCCGATGGGGCGCCTTGAGCGCGCGGCCGAGAAGGAACTCAGCGCCCTGCCGGAGGACGCCCGCACGCTAGCTCTCGCGGAGAACACGCTCTTCCTTGCCCGACAGCTGGACGAGGGCGACGTCTCCCCGCGCGAGGTTACCCAGTACACCAAGGAAATCCGGCTGAACCTGATGCAGCTGAAGGACCTGTACCCGGAGACCGAGGCCGGGGACGCGTCGGACAAGGCCCAGGAGCAGCGCAACCGTCGCATGAGGGAACTCGGCGGCATGTAGGGGAATGAATCTCAAGAGGCCGAGGTTACACTGACCATGAACGAGAACCGGAAGCCCAGCAACAGCCCCAAGACCAACTGCACCGTCTGCGACGGCCACGGCAGCGTCCCCGCGGGGTACGTCTTCAGCCGGAGCCTGCACTGCACCTGCGGAGTCACCGACCACTTCGTCAAGACCGCCGCCCGGCTGCCGTCCAAGACCGAAGCCGAGATGATGATGCACACTGCCGACTGCGACACCCTGCCCTGCCCCTTCTGCCACCTGACGGACATCGATGTCAGCGCCTAAGGTCCGGGTCCTCGTCGAAGTGGACATCAACCCGGCGTGCGCCGTGCTCCGCGCCGACCAGCTGACCAAGCAGGTGAAGGACCTTACCGAGCGTGCCCTGGAGAAGATCGTCGGGCCTGTCGTCACGGAAGTGCGGATTGAGCAGGTGTACGGTGTCAGCGCGTAAACGCATCCCGCCCGGCTGGAACGGGTGGATCGCCGTCGGGACCGCGGTGGTGATAGCGGAGCTGGTCGACGACAGGACCATGTCCGAAGCCTTCCACTACGCCAGCCGGAACCGGTACGCAGGCCCGCTGATGGCCGTGTCCTGGGGAGTCCTGTCGGCGCACCTGTTCGGCGTCATACCCGCGCGGTTCGACCCGCTGCACATCGTCTTCTCCCACTACGTCGCGAGGAAGTGCACCTCATGCCGAGCAAGAACCTGCGTCACGTCCTAGTCACCCCCGATGATCACGCCTGGCTGATGTCCCAGGAGGGCACTATGTCAGAGGTCGTCTCCTCCCTCGTCGCGCGGGCCAAGGACAGCCAGAAGCGCAAGGGGTACATGCGGGACCTGCGCATGGCGAGAGCGCGACTCGGCCGGAGGTAGTTAACACCGTTCACTTAGCCTTACAATGACCGCATGGGCTGGAATGCGGTAGTAAAGCGGGTAGCGATAGCACTGCGTGCTGATCCGAGCTGCCCGCGGTCCCTGAGCGACACCAGCGTTGAGGATCTCGCGCAGTCGGCCGTCAGGTCAATCCGGGAGCAGCGGCTTACCGTCCTGTTCCCCTTCAACGAGGACGATGACGACGAGCCGTGGTAGCGACGGCCGGCGCCGTCGAGCTCATACCCCTTCCTGACGGCGGGACGCTAGAGGGGCCTCTGTTCGGCGAGCAGATGCCCCGGCTTTCCGTTGTGCCACAACGGCATGAGCTTGTAATACCTGACTGCCCGATGTGCGCCATCGCCGGGTACGACACCGGTTGCGGCGAGCAGCAGGCGCTTGAGGCCCTGGAGTGGGCCGGAGCCTACGGGTACGAGCTGGACCCGTGGCAAGAGTGGTCCATCAGGAACATGATGGCCGTCAAGCCCAATGGCATGTGGGCGGCGCCGGACGTTCTCCTGATCGTAGCCCGGCAGAACGGCAAGGGCACCATCCTTGAGGTCCGTGAGCTGGCGGGCCTTTTCTGCGTGGGCGAGAAGGAGATGATCCACACTGCCCACCAGTTCAAGACGTCGGTAAAGCACTTCCGGCGCCTGAAGGAGACGATCAACAACTACTCGGCCCTGCGCCGGGCGGTAAAGCGGATCGCGGGCAGCCACGGCGAGGAATCCATTGAGCTGTTCCCCCGCCCGACCCTGATCTTCGGCTCCAGCAGCAAGGAAGTCCGGCAGGCCACCGTCGGGCCGACCCTGTACTTCCACGCACGCCAGGGCGCCTCCGGGTCGCGAGGATTCTCCTGTGACTGCCTGGTGTACGACGAGGCCATGGTGCTCACCGACGAGCAAGTCGGCGCCTCCCTCCCGACCATGTCGGCAAAGCCCAACCCCCAGATCATCGTCACCGGTTCCGCGGGCATGAAGGACTCGTTCCAGATGGCCAAGGACCGGAAGCGGATGAAGCGCGGCGTCCCCAACATGTTCGGTGCCGAGTGGTCCATCGACCCGCACACTGACTCGTGCCCCCGCGACCTTATCCACGGGCGTGAGAGCAACTACTACATCACGTGCGATAAGCATGACGACCGTGACGACCCCCGTTCCTGGGCCAAGGCCAACCCCGCCACCGGATACCGGATCAGGACCGAGTTCACGGCCTCCGAGCTGGAGAAGATGCCCGAGGCTGAGTTCGACCGTGAGCGCGTCAGCATTGGCGAGTGGCCGCCGGACGAGGACGCTTGGGCGGTCATCTCCAAGGAAGCCTGGACGCAGCTGTCCAACGCCGACGTGCCTTATGCGTCTCCTCCGATCGCGTTCGCCGCGGACATCGACGAGGACGGCAAGAAGGCCACTCTGGTAGCCGCCTGGGATTCACGGGCGGAGGCGCGGATAGTCCTTGAGATCCCCCGGAACTGCTCTCGCAACGGCTCGGACTGGCTGCTGGAAGAGATGGACCGGATCTACAAGAAGTGGCGCCCCGTCGCCATGGCGCTGCCCAAGTCCGGTCCCGGCGCCGCGCTTATCGAGGACGCCAAGAAGCTGTGGGGCGACCGGCTGATGGCCTTTGGCTCCGGCGACGAGGCAGCGGCATTCGCGTGGTTCCTGCAGCAGGTCCGCCACCAGAAGCTCTGGCACTTCGGCGAGGAGAAGGCCCCGACCCTGTGGAAGGCCGTGGCCGGCGCGGACACGCGAGTGGTGGGCGACGGGGGCAAGGCAGTCCAGCGCCGTGATGCTGAGATAGACGTCACGCCGTTCACTGCGGCGATCATGGCCGCCTACGCGCTGAACGCCAAGCGCCGCGACTATGACCCGCTCAAGAGCGTCGCCAAGGCCGGAACAGGCTGAGGCTCCAGGGCGTTACGCAGGCATGAACCTATTCGAGCGAGTTTTTGGTGAGGCCGGCCCGCCTCGTGCCGAGGTACCTGTACCGCTTCCCCACCGCGTCCCGGCCCTGGGCAACGACCACCTGGACGTGCACATGCGGCAGGTACACCGCCTGAACGTAGCCAAGGGCTGGCGGGACAAGCCGGTGTCATTCGGCGAGGCCATGGCCATGCTCCACAGCGAGGTCAGCGAGGCCGTCGAGGAGTACCGGGTCCACGGGCTGGAGGACAGGCGGCCGTGGCACAAGCGGCTCCTTCGTCGCGCGGACCCGGTGTACCAGGCCGGCCCCGAGATCGCCGCGGAGTTCGCCGACGTCTACATCAGGCTCCTGGACGACTGCGACCGGTTCGGGGTGGACCTGGCAGGGGCGTACCACGCCAAGATGGCGAAGAACTGGGCACGCCCCTACCGGCACGGCAATAAGCGGTTGTAGCTACTCGCCCTCTACCTTCCACGTGGGCGCCGCGGTGTACGTGGGAGTAAGGGTGGTTCCAGCAGGGACCCGGACGGCCACCAGGGAGCTAGCGGGCAGGGTGAGGGTAGGCCCGCCGCTGACTGCCACGGTGGTCGTCCCTGTTGCTGCCGCGGTCACGTAGAACGTCCTGTCGTAGAGCACCGCGGCGACCGCTGTACCCGAGGCAGGCACGGTCACCGTGACAGAGCCGACCGGGTTGTATCCCGTGACGCCCCGGACGTAGGACCTGCCGGGCGTGCCGATTGTGGTGGCCGACGTCGGGGTGAGCGTCAGGTCCAGCCCGGCCATGGAGCACAGGTCTTTCGTCGCGTTGCCCGTGGCGTTGGCGGATAGGGTCACGGACGTGGCGCTGTTGACGGTGGTGATGGTGGTGCCGACCGCGATTACGCCGCTGCCGGTGGTGTCCTCAATCTTGCGGCCGACGTCGGCTGAAGAGAACTTGGCGGACGCGGAGGTCAGGGTCGGGCTGCCGCTGGTCAGTACCCCGTCGGAGAACGAGCGGCCGGGAGAGAAGCCCTGGCAGTCCGCCACCACGAGCTCGCTGACGGTAGTGCCGTTGAAGCTGCGGAAGATGATGTTGTTGCCCGTCGAGGCCAGGGCGGCGCCCGTGATCCGGATAGGACCGTGGACTGTGCCCGCCGGGGAGTAGTCGGTGATGGCGTTAGCCAGGTACCCGATCTGGCCGCCGGTGATCTCAAGCGACCCGACGCCGCCCCCCTCAAGCGCGAGGCCGTGCGGGATGTCGCAGTTGATGAACTTCCACCTCGGGTAGGTGGTCCCGTAGCCTCCGCCGACGCCGCACAGGAGCGCCGAGTCCGAGAACGTGACGTCGGGACACTCCAGCCACACCCCGACGCCGCCCGAGTTGGTGTCGTCCACGTACACGTGCGAGAGGTGCGCGTGCTTCACGGATGAGTCGATCACCAGGGGGGAGCTCGTGGTGCCGCAGCCGATGACCGTGAGGCCGTCGACGAACAGGTGGTTGATGATGAAGAAGTTGGGCGTGCGGGCCAGGCCGGTCATCCGCATGTTGTTCACGAAGCACTTGTCGACGTAGGTCACCGACATGGCGTCCAGCGCGTTGTTCGTCGGGCCGTACAGCTCAACGTCTTCCAGGTAGAGCGTGTCGATCTGGAACAGGCTGCCCTGATCCCAGGCGACCAGCGTCCACATGCCCGAGCTCGTCGAGATGCCGCCGATGTCGCAGCGCCTGACCGCCATGGATGAGATGGCGACGGTGCCCGTGGTGAGCAGGCCCAGGGTGTTGACCGCGGAGCCTCCGCCGTCGATGGTCATGTCTGTCACCTCGCCGGGCATCTGCAGCGTGAGCAGCGTGACCCCGGAGGCCGTGCCCGCGATCTTGGTGGCGCCTCGCCCGGCTCCCCGCAGGATCATGTACCCCGTCGACTGGGCTGGCGTGGCGATGGCGCTGGTCACCTTGTAGGTCCCGGCCGGGAAGTAGACGATTCCCCCTCCGGCGGTTCCGCAGGCGCTGATGGCGTTCTTGATGGCGGTGGTGTCGTCCGTGGTACCGTCGCCGACGGCTCCGTAGTCTCCGACGTTGTACTGTGCGACCAGGGTCACTGTCTCTCCTGTGCTAGGGGCTTCACGAGAATCGTACCGGAGTGATTTCCGGCGGATGGTAGCCTGTTGCCATGACTGACCAGGTAGCGCTCGTAGATGACCTGAACGCCAGGGCGGCCGTGCTCGCCAAGGCCAATCCCCCCTCGCGCGTGATCGCGACCACCGCCCTGGGCGTCTTCATGGCCATCGGGTTCGTGATCGGCCGCGCATGGCTAGGGCTGGCGCACGTCATCAGCTTCCTGGCCCTCGCCATCCGCCAGGGATACTGGGCGGGCATCAAGGCCGAGCTCCAGCCGAAGCAGCCGTCGCAGCAGTAAGTAATCTAGCCCTTAGGCTTGCACAACCTGTAGTCTTGACTTAGTCGCTAAGGCCGTCATGCGGAGCTAGCACCCCAACCGAAGGGTGTTCTCTGCCGTGGGCCTAATCGAAAGCGTCAGGGCTTCCGCCGGGCTTGAGCGGCGAGCGATCGGCGGCGTCCCGTGGCAGCCGTGGGCTTCCCCGTTCATGCGCTTTGACGCTGGCGGCCCGATCCACCCGACCAAGGTTTTCTACGGCCAGGACGAGGCGCTCGGCCTCCCGGCTTTCTACGCAGGCGTCAAGCTCATCTCCGACGCCGTGGCCTCGCTGCCACTTGAGGTGTTCCAGGAGTACCGCGACGGCCCGTCCATGCGTCATAACCGGTGGTGGGGCCCGACGATCTTTGACCAGCCGACTGTTCTGGGCACTCAGTTCGACTGGCTCTTCCAGTGCATGATGTCCCTTCTCGTGCACGGCAATGCGTGGGGGATCATCACCGGCAAGGACGGATACGGCTTCCCGACGGCCATTGAATGGGTTCCTTCCGACGAGGTCTACGTCGAAGAGGCCGCGTCCCACATGGACTTCAACCGGATGCACTCCAAGGTGTACCTAGGTGGCCGGGAAATGAAGTGGTTCGGCCCTGACTCCGAGCTGTTCCACATCCCTGCTTTCCAGCCGGCCGGGCGCGTCCAGGGCCTTTCGCCTCTGCGCCAGTTCGCCCTGACGTTCACCGCGGGCCAGGCTTCGCAGCGCTACGGCACCAGCTGGTATGAGTCGGGCGGCTTCCCTCCCGGCACGTTCCAGAACAACGAGATCGAGATCGACGCTGAGCAGGCCGCGGCCATCCGCAAGGAGCTGGTGACGAGCCTCCGTCGCCGGGAGCCGCTGGTCTACGGCCGGGACTGGGATTACAAGCCCGTCACCGTGCCGCCGTCAGAGGCTCAGTTCATCGACGCCATGCAGCTCACGGCCACGCACATCGCCGTGATCCTGAACCTGCCCCCAGACCGCGTCGGCGGCACGCGGGGAGACAGCCTGACCTACTCGACGGCCGAGCAGAGCACACTGCAGATCATTGAGGCCCTCCGCCCGTGGCTAGCGAGGCTAGAGCAGGCATTCAACAAGATACTGCCTAACAAGCGCGTCACTAGGTTCAACACCGACGCCCTCCTCAAGACCGACCTTGAGTCGCGCATGAACATCTTCCAGATCGCCAGGAACATCGGCGTCCTGACTGCCGACGAGATCCGCGAGGAACTGGGACGCCCGCCGCTGCCCATGGGCCTGGGCGCCGAGGCGCTGCCGCTGACCCTGATGAACGCCATGGGCACGCGCGCCGGGGCCATCCCCAAGAGCCTCATGAAGGCTGTCGTCCTGGAAATGGACATCGCCGCGGACAGGCTGATCAAGCTAGAGAAGACCATGATCAAGCAGAACCTGCCGTCGGTCACCAATCCCGTCCCCGGCGAGCCTCACCAGCAGCAGGGGCAGCAGGGCGCCATTCCGGGGCAGGGCGACGTCGGCGCGCAGCCGGTTCACGGGTGGCCCGTCGCGAATCAGCAGGGTCAGGCGTCGGCCCCGGCCAACGGCCAGCAGACTTCGGCCATGATGCCGATAGGGAAGCCGAATGCGCCGCTGCCGCTAACCCAGGACCCGGCCTCGTTCCTAGCGTCCCTGATCACCGTGACGCGGGACATGAACCAGCCGTATGAAGTGCGCCAGGAAGCCCAGGCACTCTGGGTTGCGATCCTGGACCGCTGGGACACGGTAATGAAGAAGGACGGGGCCAGTGAAACTGTGAGTGCAAGTGACGTACTCGCACCATGGGTCCCGACCAAGACCGCTAACGAGCTCATCGTGAGTCTTAACGGGAGTCACTGAGTGTTGCCTGACAAGCTCCCAGCTCCTACCGTGGATAGAGAAGTGGGTCACGAGGCCCCGAAAGAGAGGAAAGCCGGATGGCACTCCTAAGCTCCAAGGAGCGGGGAAACCTCGCGGACTCCGACTTCGCTCACGTCGAGCCGGGCCACGCGGAAAATGGCAAGACGCCGGACAAGTTCCGGCACTTCCCGATTCACGACGCCGCGCACGTGCGCAACGCCCTTGCCCGGATCGCCCAGGGCGCCCGCTTCGGCGACCAGGCCAAGCCCAAGGTGCTAGCCGCGGCCAAGAAGTTCGGCATTGAGCACGACGCCTCCGCCGACACCGGCCGGTCCCTGGAAAGCCTCACTCCTGAGCTGCGGTTCGTCTACGCCTCGCCGGAATTCGAGGTGCGCAGCATTGACGGCGTCGACCACCCGCACATCACCGGTTACGCAGCCATGTTCGGCAAGCGCTCCCGGCGGCTGGGCGGATTCCACGAGGTCGTCAACCCCACCGCTTTCTCCCAGGCTGAGGCCGGGGGCTATGAGGGCGTCGTCTGCCGGTACAATCACAAGGACGACATGGTCCTCGGGACTACCCGCGGCGGGACGCTCGAAATGCGCGCCGACGACAAGGGCCTGTTCTACGACGTGAATCCCCCGCGGCACCGCGCCGACGTCATGGAGCTCGTGCAGCGCCGGGACGTCCAGTACTCAAGCTTCGCGTTCCGCTGCAACGTCCCAGGCCAGGACGACGAGTGGACGGCGACTTCCGAGGGCATCCCGCTGCGGACCCTCCACAACGTCGAGCTGGTGGACGTCGCTCCCGTGCTGGACCCCGCCTACTTCGACACCTCCGCCACCTCCCGGTCCATGACCGGCGCCGTCGAGTCGCTTGCCCGCTGGGTGGACGCCGACCCGACCGAGGTCCGCAGCATGCTTGAGGCCGGCCAGGCTTCCAGGTTCTTCCGTCGCAGTGACCGTAGCTCCACTCCCCCGGCGCCACGAGTGCCCGAGGTCAGCGCTGACGCTGCGGAGGCGCGCATGGTGGATGACCCCTGCATCGCGTCCCGCAACTGGAACTACAACCTCAGTGAGGCAACTGTAGTCCCGGTCCTCGCGACGGAAGAGGACGAAGTCCGAGAGGACCCGCACGGCGACGCCGGGGACGAGGAGCTTCGCGCTCTCCGCAACCACGACGACCTGTGCAAGCAGTGGACGTCGGGCCAGCCCTGCGCCAAGGCCATGGGCCACGATGGC